TTATAAGCCATTAAAAGCGTGGAAATCCAAGTACTTACACGAAAGCGGAAAAAATAAAATAACTTTTAAAAAAAGTGAGAGTATTGGCGAAAAACTTGAATTACCTTGTGGACAATGTATCGGTTGCAAACTAGAGAGGTCACGACAATGGGCTGTAAGGTGTGTACACGAAAGCAAAATGCACTCAGAAAACTGCATGATCACGCTAACCTATTCGCAAGATCATTTGCCAGCGCATGGGAATCTGAAGAAGAACGACGTACAGCTGTTCTTGAAAAGGCTCAGAAAATCTATCGCACCAAAAAAACTGCGTTACGTATACTGCGGTGAATATGGAGAGCAATTCGGTAGACCTCATTATCACATGTGCCTGTTCGGCCACGACTTCAAGGACAAAGAACGGGTGCGGGAAACCGCTGACGGAACCCACTACACTTCGATGGAACTGTCCAACGTGTGGGGTAAAGGTAAGTGCGAGATCACGGATCTTAACTTCAAAACCGCCGCTTACGTCGCAAGATACATCACAAAAAAAGTAAACGGAGCGTGGGGACCTTCCCACTACGGCCGGCGAACGCCTGAGTTCCTCGAAGCTTCGAGGAAGCCAGGCATCGGTGGTACCTTCTACGAAGAATTCAAAAACGAAATATACCCGAGAGACGAAATCATAATAAACGCACAACAATGCAAACCACCAAGAGCCTACGACAAAAAATTCGAAGAAGGGGGCGGCGACCTAACAAAAATAAAAGAACAACGAATGGCACTTGCCAAAACAAAAACGGAACACCAAACTCCTGAGAGGCTAAAGGTTCGAGAAAGAGTGAAACAACTTCACCTGAAGAACCAACTCAAAAGGAGATACGAAAATGAAGATAGTGACGGCAGTGTATGACCAAAAATCGGAGAGCTACGGACGACCAATTGTAGAAAACACAGTAGGAGCGGCAGTAAGAGCATTCGAGCACGAAGCGACCCAGGGAGACAATGCACTCGCAAAGTTTCCGCAAGACTTCAGCTTGTGGCAAATCGGAACTTACGACGAACTAAAAGGCGAAATAAAAAGCCTAGGAACAAAAGTAAATCTTGCGAACGCCTGGGAAATTAAAGAAGCTAACAAAGATCGCACAGCGCGCGTGTGATTGGCCAAGGGCGGTCCGGCGCCTGCGATTTGATTCGTAAATTAACCGGACATAAAAACCACTGTGGAGGCAAGGATGCAAAAACAGTCAAGGGGAAGTCACAGTTTTCAGAACACACCGTCGATCTCAATTCACAGATCGGCATTCAAAACTGTGCACACACACAAAACAACATTCAGTGCACCCTGGCTGATCCCAGTATACGTAGACGAGGTGTTACCAGGTGATACGTTTAATGTGCAAGCCACCTTTATGTGCCGTCTGGCAACTCCCCTTACTCCTTTCATGGATAATCTGTATATCGACAGTTTTTTCTTTTTCGTGCCTAACAGACTCCTGTGGGAACACTGGGAGAATTTTATGGGCGCGAATATCCCGAACACGGACTCGTCGACCGACTACCTAGTACCAACGGTCACACTCCCGACGGACGGAGTCGCAACCGGCGACCTGGCCGATTACATGGGGATCCCAATCGGAACAGCTAACACGGTTCCTCTAGAAGTGAACTCGCTCCACTTCAGAGCGTACCTGCTAATCTGGGACGAATGGTTCAGAGACGAAAACCAACAAGACATGGTATTCCCAACCGTGGGAACAGGAGACGGACCCGACACCTACACGGACTTTCCGCTACTCCCAAGAGGAAAAAGATTCGACTATTTCACATCGGCACTACCGTGGCCCCAAAAAGGTCCAACGGTAAGCCTGCCACTGGGTAGCGTAGCTCCCGTCGGCAACCTGGCGGTAAACGCGGACACGGGAAACGTAGCGGTATACGGGACAGTAGACTTCCAAGCCGCGGGCGTAGAACCACTGGGCGACGAAATGCCACAGGGACCAACATTCCCGACAAACCCTGCAATGTACTGGTATTACAATTATTGGGGACAAAGCTCAGGCAACGGCCCTTACGCCGGGGCAACTCCCTCAGGACACACAAGTACAGGTATATTAAGTACCGGCGGCAACGACTCCTCATTTGGCGTACCATTCGGAGCCCTGACAGCGGACTTATCAAGCGCAGTAGCCGCAACCATAAACCAACTAAGACAAGCCTTCCAAATCCAAAAACTCTACGAGAGGGACGCAAGAGGTGGAACAAGGTACACAGAAATATTACGAAGCCATTTCCAAGTTGTGTCACCTGATAGTAGATTACAACGACCGGAGTTCCTTGGAGGGATGTCTCAAAAATTCGTCATCAACCCCGTCGTGCAAACTTCAGGAAGCGGAATCGCTGATGAAACTACTCCTCAAGGCAACCTTGCTGCTTTCGGAGTTGTGTCAAGCCACGGAAACGGATTCCTTAAATCGTTTGTCGAGCACGGGGTTATCATTGGCCTTATTAACGTCAGATCTACAATGTCTTACTGCCAGGGATTGGCCAAAATGTGGAGCAGACAAACCCGAGTCGACTTCTTCTGGCCAGAACTCGCACACATCGGAGAACAAGCAATCCTAAACAAAGAACTCTACGCACAGGGAACCTCGGAAGACAACGCAGTATTCGGATACATCCCACGCTACGATGAATACCGATACTATCCGTCGCTAACGACAGGCCTCTTCAGACCGACAGCTACCGACAACCTGTCAATCTGGAACCTCTGTTATGACTTCGGATCCCTGCCGGCACTGGGACCGAACTGGATAAAAGACGCTCCTCCCATCCCACGAGTAATCGTGGATGAGGACGCTCCTCAATTTATCCTCGACAGCTACTGGGTGAGAAACACGGTCAGACCAATGCCGACCTACGCTGTACCAGGATGGATTGACCATTTCTAATGATCAACATCCCTGGCATTGACGACATCGCAGGAGACGGAGCAAGCCTCATCGACAACACTGTGGAAGGGGCCGCAGCCGGCTCTGCACTACCAGGAATAGGAACACTGGTGGGCGGAATCGGAGCCGCCGCATCAGGCCTAATAGGCATGATAGGCGGAGAAAACGCAAACGCCGCTAACCAAGAAAACCAAGTCCAAGCTGAACAATTCGACGAGGAAATGTCAGACACCGCCTACCAACGAGCGGTGGCCGACATGAAAGCAGCCGGGATAAATCCCATGCTGGCTTACATGCAAGGTGGGGCGAGTTCGCCCTCAGCTCCAACCTACACAGCGACGAACACACTAAACTCGATGGCAAGCGCCGCAAGCGACATAGCCCAACTACCCTCGACGTACCAAGACTTGGAAAAAGGTAACGCTGACGTAAGAGCACGAACAACCGCAGCCGACGTAGCGGAACAAAGCGCACCCGCAAACGTAGCGAGCGCGGAAGCCGCCGCAATAAAAGGCGGGGCGGACGCACAAACTGCACAAATTCAAGCAGAAACTACACGAAGAACGCAAGAGGCGACGGTAAACAGCGCTAACGCAAAAGCGGCCATGGACGCGAACGACGCAAAATGGAACAACGCTGACCACTGGGAGAAATGGGCAAAAGATGGAGTCAACGCCGCCGAAACAATCGGGGGGGGATTCCTAGCCAAAAAAATCTTCGACGACAGGGGCAAACCAGGCCCACCCACCACCCCACAACTAAGCAACGGCGAAAAAGGCGCATTAGAAGATTACAGGAACTTCATAGGGAACAAAAAAGGGCCTAACTTCCCAATAAGGAGATAAAAATGACGGACAAAATCGACGAAAAGACCGGCGAAATAAAACAACCGGGACAACCACGACCCTACTACTTCGGTGGAAAAAACATCGCAAGAAAAGTAACGCATCCAACATGTGAACCAGGACTCGCAAAACAGGAGTTCAAAAAAGAATGCGACATCAACGTCATAATGGAAAAATACAAAGCCACGGGACTAATCCCACAACAAGTGGCCGGGGTACAAGGACACTTTGCCGACTTCACAACGGTAGACGACTTCTACACGGCGCAAATAAAAACCACAAACGCTCAGAAGGCATTCGACCTTCTACCATCCAAACTCAGAAAGATATTCGATAACGATCCGGCAAAACTCGTGGACTTCATCTCAAACCCGAAGAACAAACTCGCAGCCGCGAAAATGGGTCTACTTACACCAGAGGCTACATCAAAAGCGTACAGTGAGGCGCTAGAAGCGCGAGAAAAACAAGAAAAAGATATCGTCAACAAAGCCGAAGCCAAAAAAGCCGCTACTGCGGCCAAGGACCAGAAACCTGGACCAAAAGGTTCCGAGTGACCGGTGTCACTCGGCACAGTTACGACAAGGGAGCGAACTGTGGCACG